TTTATATTATTTTGCTGATCCTAAAAATGATATTGCAACATGGGTTTCAACTAGCGGCAAAGGAAAAAGTGAGATAAAAAATTATACTATGCTTTTTACTAAATTCGGTACTATAAAAGTTAAGTATTTAGGTGAAACATAATGTAGATTATAATCACGATTTATATATTTTAGATATCCAAAATATATAATCCTATTTTTCTCTCTCCAACTATATATATTTTCTCTCGATTTATTAATAATGTTTGGAATAAAAGTTACCCCATTTATATTATTTTTAATCCTATTAATAACTTTAGTGATTTCTATGCTTTTTGGTAATTCATGGTTATTATCGAATAAAAACAGAAGAGAAGGATTTGTATCTTATGGATATACGAATTCGGATTTGATGCGAGTCACACTATCGCCATATTCTTCATCAAAACAAGTGATTTATTTATATGATAATTTATATTTCGATGGAGACAATGCAAATTTAATCGAAGTCGATAGTCCATATTGTGGTAATGTTCGTGTGAATGGTGCTACTATAGGAAATATAAAATGTAATGATTCAACTGGATCTACTATTTCAAATTTATGGATAACGAATAGTGTACCTGCGACTAGTCAATTCCAAGTATCCGGAACTGTAAATCCTGGAGTAACAGCGCTTGCTACACGTACAACGACATCTCAAATCGCACAAACAATGTATTTATCGAGTTCAACACAATTATCTAAAGTATCTAGATATAGATACCAAGTATTTACTGCTTATTGGGGTACAGATACCTATTTACATCTTTTAGGATTAGATCCAAATGCACAAAACGGTATGAATATTGAATCGTTTTTTTATAATAGCGCAGGTAATATGATGAGATCGATAAACTACACACCTACATCATATACTCCAAATTATAATTCAGTTCCTGCATCAAATATGGACCAGAATAATGGAAAATTATATAATGATACCGGATATGCCCAAAATGGATATAGTACTACTGTAAAAATATACCAACTTTCTGCATATGTAAAATACGATATTGTAAATGGTAATGTATTAATTGGTGCATCGAATGGTAGAGCGTATGCAATTTACGATCGTGCAACAGGTAATTCTAAAACACTCAGTTCAAGTACAGGTTCTATCCAAAATTTAACTACGTTTAATTCTTGGTCAATTACAGATGGTAATAATGGTTTAGTAGTCGTAATGGCTTTTGGATTACAAACGGTTATAATGATTTTAAATTCGGATCCAAATAATAAAACATATATTCTATCCTTTTGTGCCAGATTTACAGACAAGGGTGTTATATTATCATCCAATGATACGAATAATTTATATATTGGTACTGCGCCATCACCTACGGATGTTTCTAATTCATCACCATGTACAGATGAGTTATCATGTAAATGGTATTATTATTTCAAAACCATTGGCAATGACCCATCGGTCATGTTTAAGAACGATTTCATAAAAAAGACACAAATTGTACCCCCAGTATGTCCACAATGTCCAAATTGTACTGGCGTTGGAGTATGTTCTACATGTGGTGGGCATGGTGGATCAGGTAGTATAGATAGTTCTGGTTCATTAATTCGTGATGCTGCAAAGGGTACAGGAGGTTTATTAAGAGATACCGCGTCAGGAACAGTCGGGTTAGCAAAGGATGCAGTGGGTGGAACAGTTGATTTAGCAAAGGATGCAGTGGGTGGAACAGTCGGGTTAGCAAAGGATACAGTCGGTGGTACTGTCGGATTAGCAAAAGATGCAGTCGGTGGTACTGTTGATTTAGCAAAGGATACAGTCGGTGGTACTGTCGGATTAGTAAAGGATGCAGTCGGTGGAACTGTCGGATTAGCAAAAGATGCTCTTGGTGGAACAGTTAATTTATTTACAGGTAATTATAATGGTCAGAGATCAGACAGTGGTTTTGGATATGTTCCAGGACAAGGAAATACACCAGTCGATAAATATTCGTATTATGGTGCAACGCAATCGAAAGGATCAAATTTTATGCCGGTAACAGCGGATTTCTCGGCCTTTAGTAAATAGTTCCATAGAATCTTTACACATTTGCACCTTTTTTTCATAAATAATATATTTTATTTATGAAATCAAAATCGATAGACCATTTCTATACCATTTTTTTGAAATCCACATTTTTCATAGATAGTAGATATTTCAGGTTTACATTGTAAAATCGTTTTATAGCAATTCCTATCTTTTGAAATAGATAATAATTTTTCCATAATTATACAGGAAAGTCCCTTACCGCGATATTTTGGATGTACAATAATATCCTCGATATGGCCGACTGGTCTACCTCCATGTGATAACTTTATTTCTAAAAATAATGTTCCTGTAGATATAATTTCAAAATCATCATCACCAGATATACAAGAAACTCCAGGATTTCCCAAATATCCGATGAGAATACACCCCCTTTCAGAAATATCCAGAATATTTTGTACGAATAATCTCTCTGAGATTTCCGGAGAATCTGAGAGATTCGCCAAAAGTTCCATATATTTTTCCTGAATTTCGCCGATAAAATCGCAATACTTTTCTATGAAATCTTTGAGAAAACTATATTGAATAGACATATAGAATTAAAGAGAAAAGATTTGTCTCTCAGCATCATCAATAAGACTCTGATTTTGAGTATAACTTCGATGAAAATGTGCATCGTCATACTTCATGAAAAATTTCGAATCCCCCCTTTGTAAATGTTCTTTATACATCCACATTTCTAATCTACGTAAAGGGCGATTCAGTACCTTTAAATGAGGATAATTGATCAAAGACTCATACATAATCACTTGATCTATATACCAACCATGCGACCCAGGAATACCATTATACGAAATTTGATAATTCTCATAAATTTTTCTCTCAATATCCTCTTCTGAACTTATTCTAAAACATTTCCCCCAGACAGATGGATGCGCAGCATTATAACACATATAAATCTGTTTTTCTTGTTCATCAATATGGCGATAATAAATGAAATCTTGTTTTTGAAATCCTTCTAATCCATCCTTATAGAACTGCGGACTACAAGGTAACATATCCATATCAGTAATCATTACCATTTCGTCATCAGCGAGGTCTAAAAGAGCAGTATAATATAACCGGATATTCTGTCCAACATAGGCAGTATGTAAATCTAAATTCTTAGACCAAAGAATAATATTCGATGAATAGGGAATTAATTCATCCGGTAACTTATCACCAATAAATATAGCCAAAAATCGAATACTGAATTTCCCCCAAAAGAATATTTGTTTTGGAATAAATTTATAATAATCTGGATTATTATTCACAGATGCAAGTACTGTTGTTAGACGCATTTTCTAAAATAATAATTTATTATAATAATATAATATTCGTCTTTATATTATATTGTTTTTATTTGATTGTTTTATTGATTGTTCGTTCATCTTTAGGTATTTATTTACCATAAATTGTAGAATATAATATTTGCATTTTTTGACAGGTTTCTTTATGATCACCACTGGATTTACAACGAAAATGGAATATATTAGTTGGGTTATTCGTTAAACGTGGATCGGCTATATCTGATATATCATTACGACCAATTTGTATGGGTGGATATTTCTTATTTAAAATATATCCAATAACAACATCATCTAAGTAATATAAATTATGTCTCGAATTCTCAGTTAAATAAATACACGCTTCTTTCGATAATATAAATCCACATCCAGATGAAAATACGATACCATCTTTATTACCAATTGCTCCACCATAATTTATTTTATTCGATAAAAATAAATCGTACATTTTATTAAGATCTAAAAAGGACGATAAGTTTGTTCGATAAATAAAATCAAAATCCATTGTTCTTAAACAATATTTTATAGAAGCGATTGTTTTATCGAAAATTCCTGGTGCAAATGATTCAGTACCTCTAATATAAATAGTATTATCGTCGTTATTTAAAAGAATATCTTGTTGTAAATATGGATTAGATTTAATAAAATATGTAGTAATATTTGGATGATTATTCATATATTTTCGCCACATTGCTTGCATATCAAGATAATATTGTGGTGAATCATTTGCAATGATTAAAATAATAATTTTCATTTTATTAGTTATTTAAATTTTATTTTTTTATATTCATTTTTTTCGATTTTATTATATCAAAGATCATTTATTATATCAAAGATCATTTATCTGATCTTTGATTTTATCGATCCAATATCCGATTTTTAACTTTTCCATATTCCAAGACTTTGTTTTGATACGAATAAATTCATTTTGTAAGAATTTTTGATTCACTTCCTCCCAATCATTAATAAAACATATTGGTAAATCCGAAAAATCATCGTATCCAATATTCCTTTTTATAATCGGAATGCTTCCCATATAGAGTGTTTCCCAAAGTCGATGTGTATCTAATCCATTCCCTCTTGGACATAAAACAAAATTACTCGATTTTATTTCACGTAAAAAATGTATTCTACCGTCGATTGTATTTTCTATAGACCCGATTTTGACCCAAGGTTTATTTTTGAATAAATTCCATACATATTGTCTTTCTATCGGATATGTCGAAATATTAAAATTCATATATACGGTATGCTTTGTTTCAATATGTTCATACATTACTTGTATCATACAATCAGTATTTCCATAAATCGGATGTAACTCACTTTCATTTGTATCATTCGTTATTCCTAATGGTAATGAAAACACATTTGGTCGAGTGGTTTGTTTATTGACTGTAAACCATATTTTTGGTGAATAATAATCGACTGCATTATCATTAATACATGCATCCCCATGGCCCGTAATCAAAAAAGGTTGCCCTTTTTGAGGCGGATTAATAGTTTGTCCTCGCCATATAATAGGTGTTTTTTTTTCAATAATATCAATTTTAAAATATTGTTTAGGAAATGCATTATAATAATGATCGGTTGTAATAATATCTTCGGAAATTATATTCATTATTTATAATTATAAAAAGGAGTTTTTATTTTGTTTTTGAGATTGTTTTTATTTTTGGTTTTTTTACACCTTTTACACCATTGCACATTTAAAACGCCCACCTAAAGGTGGGCGTTCTTTATACGTGCTTTGGTATCTGTTACTTTGCAACTGATAATTCGCCTTTTATACCCGAAAAATCGCCGAAGGCGATTTCAGGGTTATATAATCGGCGATTTAAAAGTGCAAAGGTGTAA